GCGAACCCGCGCACGACGGCGACGGCCTCGACGCCTCGTGGGACGGCGACCATTCCGACCTGCCGGACCTGACGGGCCTGGACGTGCACCACTTCGAGGCCGCCGCCGGGGATGCTGACGGCCCGGCCGCGTCACGCGCCGCGAAACTCGGCTCCGGGGCGCGCTTTAAGAAGCTCAAGGCGTCGCTGGCAGCCAAGGGCGCACGCGACCCGGGCGCGCTCGCGGCCCATATCGGGCGGAAGAAATACGGGAAGGCGAAGTTCATGAGCCTGGCAGCCAAGGCACGCGGCGGCACGAAGCGGTCCGACGACGCGCCACCGTCGCGCACCGAGTACATGCGGCTGTACCAGCTCGAGGACATCCGCATCATCCGCTCCGCGGACGGCGGCGACGGGCGGACCGTCGAGGCGTACGCCGCGGTGTTCGGCCAGGAAGCGGAGATCCGCGACCACGAGGGCCACTACCTCGAGGTCATCGAGCCCACCGCGTTCAGCCGGGCGATCGACCACGCGCAGCGCGCCCGCGGCGGCTTCCCCGGCTCGGTGAAGGTCCTCTACAACCACGGGATGACGATCAACGGCACCCCGTCGGAGCGGTTCAGCATGCCGATCGGCGTGCCGGTGGACATCCGGGCTGAGGCCCGCGGCCTGCTGACCCGCACCCGCTACAGCGAGACCCCGCTGGCTGATGAGGTGCTGGAATCCATCCGCGCCGGGTCGATCACGTCCCAGTCGTTCACCGGCCGGATCATGCGGTCGGACCCGCAGCTGCGCACCGGGGACCGCCACCGGCCCCGCTCGGGCCAGCTGACCACGGTGCGCCGCACCGAGCTGGGCCTGCGCGAGTACGGCCCGGTTCTGTGGCCCGCCTACACCGGCGCCGAGATCCTCGGCGTCCGGATGTCCACTCCGGGGGGCGCCCTGGACCCGGACGAGCCTGACGCCGACGACCTCGGCGACGCACCCGGCACTCCGCCCGATGACGGACCCGCCGCCGGCGACCCGCTCCCCCAGGAGGAGGAGCACTCGGCCCGGTATCACCAGCACGCGCTGTACGTCCTGCGCTCGAAGGAGCAGAGGGAGGCAGCCGGGCTGGCCTGGTAACCAGACCGGACGGAGGCGCGGCACATGGCCACGCTGAAGGAAAAAAGCGAGGAGATGGCCCGCATCAAGGCCGAGCTCCAGCGGATGGAAACCTCGGAGGAGACCACCGAGGAGAACGACGGCGACCTGCGCGACACGCTCGTGGAGCGGTGGAAGCAGCTCGACGAGGAGACCAAGCCGATCATCAAGCGGATGGAGGAGATCCGGGCCATCACCCGGGCCGCCGCCGACCCCGCCAACCGCGAGGGCCCCGACGATGGCAGCCACAACGGTGCCACGCCCTACAGCGGCGGGAACCCGGACCTGGTCACCCGCAGCGGGCGCAGCCCGTACGAGGACCTCGACGCCGTCCGCAACAAGGTCGTGCTCCGCTCGGAGCTGCGGGCCCGCGCGCTGGACGCCGTCGAGATCGAGGCCAAGCGCAACTACCTGCCCCAGGACTTCGCTGAGGAGGCCACGCTCAAGGTCCAGGACTCCCCGGGCATCGCCCGCCACGTCCTGCTGACCGGCTCCCAGGAGTACCAGGACGCGTTCCGCGACTACATGGAGGACCCGCAGGGCAACGCCCAGCGTGCCGCCCTGTCGCTCACGCTGGCCAACGGCGGCTACCTGCTGCCGTTCGTGCTGGACCCGACGATCATCCTGACGAACGCCAGCTCGGCGAACCCGTGGCGCCGGATCTCCAACGTCAAGACCACGACCAGCAACACGTGGAACGGCGTCAACTCCGCGGGTGTCAACGCGGCGTGGCTGGCTGAGGGCACGATCGTCACCGACAACACCCCCACCGTCGCCAACATCGTCGTCACACCCGGCAAGGCCGCCGCGTGGGTGTTCGGCTCCTACGAGGTCCTGGAGGACACCGACTTCGGCCAGCAGCTCCCCGGGCTCCTGGCCGACGCCAAGGACCGGCTGGAAGAGGCCGCGTTCGCGACCGGCACCGGCACCGGCCAGCCGCAGGGCGTCGTCAACGGCGCAACCACGGTCATCACCACGGCCACCACCCTGGTCGTGGCCATCGCCGACGTCTACGCGGTCCAGGCCGCGCTGCCGCCGCGGTTCCGCAACGCGCCCGGCGCGGCGTGGGTGGGCAACGTCGCGCAGATCAACCGGTTCCGGCAGCTCGACACCGCGGGCGGGTCCTCGTTCTGGACCAACCTGGGCAAGGGCCAGCCGGAGACGCTGCTCGGCGCCCCGATCTACGAGTCGACCACGATGGATTCCAGCGTGGCCGTCGGCGCCCTGGAGGCGATCTTCGGGGACTTCGGGCAGTACATCATCGTGGACCGCGTGGGCGTGTCCATGATCTACGAGCCGCTGGTCAAGGGCACCGGCGGCATCCTGCCTGCCGGTCAGGCCGGATGGTTCATGTTCTGGAGGGTTGGTGCCCAGCTCTCCACGGTGAACGCCTTCCGCGTGATGAAGGGCAAGTAACCGCCAGGAGGTGAAGTGCGGGGCGGCCACCCACGGCCGCCCCGCACTGGCCAGGAAGGACTGACCGATGGCCGCACGGTTCGCGCTGGTGCCGTTCTGCTTCTTCAACACGGTGACCACGCAGATGGAGACCGTCCAGATCGGCGCCCAGCGGGACAGCGTCACCAGCCAGGCGTTCCTGGAGACCCCGGCGTCGTACTGGTCCGCCACGGCGCTGGTGGCCGGGACGCAGATCAGCCCGCAGATGGCCGCCTACCTCGCGGCGTACCCGAACACGTAGGAGCAGGCGATGGGCTACCGGCAGGCGCTGGACACGTTCGTGATGGAGATCGACGGGATCCCGCACGGGGTGACGAAGGGCGCGGTCATGTCCGACGATCACCCGGTGGTCAGGCACGACACGGCGAACGGCGGCCTGCTGTTCGCCCCGCTGGACCTGGGCGAGGACAAGAAGCCCGCGGCGGAGGCCCCCGCGAAGGCACCGGCGGGCAAGGGGAAGGCGTCCTCCGGTGGCTGAGACGATGCCGGACAGCGCCCCGCAGGCCCCCGGCCAGATGCCCGCATCCTCATTTGACATTCAGGCGCCGCACGCGGCGGGTTCCCCGGATCCCATCTTCGCGGGCGGCGATGCGGACGCGGGCGGCCGGGACGACGTGGCCGGGGACGTGGCCGCCGCCCAGGCCGCGGCGCAGGCCCGCTACCACGAGCACCAGGGCGACACCTACGCCCAGGGCTCGGTCATCGGCGACGCGATGAACCTGCCCGCCAAGACGTCCGACGGCAGCAACGGCGGCGCGTTCTACGACCCGCCCCGCGACTACGGAGGCTGACATGATCACCCCGAGCGATTCCCCGTCGAGCCCGTCTGACTACGCGGGCGTCGCGGTGTCCGGCTTTGACATCCAGGCCCCGCCGCCGGATGTGACCGGTGCCTTCAACGAGGCGAACGCCACGGCGGGGCAGGGCGTCCTGTACCCGCGCAGCGAGCGCCAGGACCAGGCCAAGGCGCTGCTGGAGTCGGTGCAGGGGTTCGCCGTGGACGGCTATGACGTGGACGCGGGTTCCGCGTTCGGCTGGCCGGGCAACGTCGAGCCCGGTGGCTGATCACGCCGTAATCGGCTACGTCCACCCGGGCACGGTCCGCGCCGAGTTCTGCGCGTCGCTGCTGGCCACCGCGATGGAGGGCGCCACGCCCCTGGACGCGGTCCTGACCCTGCACAGCGGCCCGAACATCTCCACCGCGCGTAACAAGCTGGTGGATGACTTCCTGACCCGCCAGAAGGCGCCGTGGCTGCTCATGGCGGACACGGACATGGTGTTCGGCCCCGATGCCCTGACCCGCCTGATCAGGGGCTCCAGCCCGGAATGGGCGCCTATCACCGGCGCGCTGTGCTACAGCCAGAACGACGGCGCCGCCGACCCCTACCCGGTGATGTACGAGCTGGTGCAGGCGCCGGGCAAGCCGATGGCGTTCACCCGGCCCGCGTCCTGGCCGGAGAACACGCCGGTGCGGGTGTCGGCGACGGGCGCGGCGTTCCTGCTGTGCCACCGCGACGCCCTGGAGGCCATCCGCGACGGGCGCGACCCGGCGGCACCGTGGTTCCGCGAGTCGGCGATCCCCGGCGCCCCGCTGGCGCTGATGGGCGAGGACATGACGTTCTGCCTGCGCGCGGGCGCGGCGGGCATCCCGGTGCACGTCCACACGGGCGTGCAGGTGGGCCACATCAAGCCGGTAATGCTCGGCAAGGTCACATGAGCGGTACGGAGAGCTGATGCTGCATATCCAGTGCGACCAGTGCGGCGCGTCGGTCATCGCCGCCGACGGGTCCGACCCCGACGCGGCGCTGTCGTGCGGCTGCTGCCCGCAGGATCACCATCACGGCCAGGCCGCGGGCGAGTCCGGGGAGCCGTGCCGCCCGATCACTATCACCGTGGGCCAGGTCACCGTGGGCCCGGCCGGAGGGCTGAACTGACATGGCCAACATGACCGACCGCAACACCGGCGGCTGCAACCTGGTGAACAAGCTGATGCAGGCGCTGTTCACCTCCTCAACAAGCTTCACGATCACGCCGGGCACGGGCGGCGGGTCGGCGTTCACGATCACCCCGCCGTACAAGCTGCGGCTGATGACCACCGCCGGGAGCAACACGGCCAACGGCACCGAGGCGTCCGGCAACGGGTATCCCGCGGCCGGGACCTCGATGGGATCCACCGCGTTCGGGGCACCGTCGGGCGGGGTGTCCACGAACAGCAACGCGGTGTCGTACACGGCCAGCGGCGGGAACCTGGGCGGCGGCGCGATCGTGGGCATCGAGGTCTGGGACACCGCGGCCACGCCGCTGCGCTACCTGCAGGGCACGATCACGTCGGTGACGGTGGCGACGGGCAACACGCTGAACTTCGCGGCCGGGTCCATCACCGCGGACGCATCCCAGTGGTGAGGTGACATGACTTCGCTGTGGTCGAACAAGGAATGCCTGTACTGCATGCCCGCGTCGGGTGCGCTGTCGACCGCCCCGGGTGCCGTGTCGGTGGTCCTGACCGGGAACACGACCACCAACCCGGCCTTTAAGATGCCGTCGCTGCGGGCGCTGTGGGGCATGAACGCCATCGCGGGCAAGGCGCTGCGGATCTCGATGCGCGGCACGTTCGGCACCCCGGCGTCCTCGCCGGGCACGTGGCTGGTGGGCATCGGCCTGAACACCACCCAGGCGACGAAGCCCACGACGATCGTCCTGGGCGCCACGGGCGCGTTCACCCCGGCGTCGCCGAACCTGTCGCTGGCGGCCTCGGCGGGCACGTGGGAGCTTGAGTTCGACTACGTCCTGCAGTCGATGGCCACGAACGCGGGCGGCACCCCGGCAACGTCCGGGTTCGTGCACGGCAACTTCGGTTACGGCCCCGGCAACAACGCGGCGACCGCGGCCGGGATCTCGCTGATGGTCGGCTCGGGTTCGGCTATCACGTCGATCGACCCGACGGTTGAGTACTGGATTGAGGGTTACGCCACCTTCTCCACCGGCCCGGCGTCGACCAACATCCAGTGCAACCAGTTCCTGGTTTCAGCTCAGAACTGAGGAGTGCCGGTATCAGGAGGCGGTAGCTGATGGCCGTCGCCTTCGATGCCGTTGGCCCGTCCGCGTCCGGGACCACCGGCGCATCCTCCCCGCTGACCTGGACGCACGTCTGCGGCGCGTCGGCGACGCACCTGCTGGTGGGCGCGACGTGGGATGGCTCGCCGGACGGCAGCGGGTCGCTGTCGGCCACCTACAACGGCGTGTCGATGACGTCGCTGGGCGTGTGGCACTGCGGCAGCGGCACGGCCGGGTTCCTGCAGGTCTGGTCGCTGGCCTCGCCCGCTACCGGCTCGCATTCGGTCAGCGTCACGGCGGGCGGCTCACCGCTGGGCCTCAACGGCGGGTCGGTGTCGTTCACCGGCTCGGCCACCCTGTCCGCCGTCCAGTCCGCCGTGCCGTCCGGCGCGGCCACGAACCCCACCCTGACGTTCACCGGGTCGGTCTCCGGGAACATAGTGGCCGCGTTCGTCGGCGGCGGCTCGCCGCAGACACCCTCGGGCAGCTTCACCAGCCGCTACAACGAGAACGCGGGGTCCGGGCAGCAGGGCGCCGGGTACACCGCCTGCTCCACGATCGCCTCGCCCGGCGGTTCCACCACCGCCAGCTGGACGATGAACTCGGACTTCTCGGCTGTGGCCGCGGTCGAGGTGCAGGCGGGCGGCGGTGCTGCCGCGGCGGCGGTGCTGCCGATCCGGCCGTACAGGACGAGGCGGCCCCGGCGTTACCTGCCGGTGCGCCGCAGGCTGCTGGCGGTCCCGCTGCCGCCGCAGACGTTCCAGCCCACCGCCGCGCTGTCCGGCGCCGGGACGCTGACCGCCATCGCGGTCCCTGTCATCACCGCCATCGGCGGGTCCGGTGCCGGGTACTTCGCCGACCAGGCGGGCCGCCCGCGGTTCGTGCTCGGCGACGCGGTCTGGGGCCTGCCCGGCAACGCGGGCCGCTGGTCCTCCGGCGCGTGGCAGTCCGACTTCGACACCTACTTCGCGACCCGCGCGGGCCAGGGCTTCACCGTCGCCTACACCAAGCCGATGGGCACGACCCAGAACGCGGGCATCAACGACGACGGCCGCACGTTCGACGGCCTGTTCCCGTTCCAGGGCGGCACGCTGGCCAACCCGTCCACGGGCCTGACGTCGTCGTACTGGGCGCGGATCGACTACATGCTCAACAGCGCCCAGGCGCAGGGCATCACGGTGTTCCTGAACGCCATCGGCTACGACAGCGACTTCGAGACCTCGGGCCCGCTGGCCGGGAAGTCGGCGGCGGAGTTCCAGTCCTACGGCGCCGCGCTGGGCGCCCGGTACGCCAGCCAGGTCAACCTGATCTGGATGGTGGCCGACGACTACTTCGGCTCGTCGGACACGAAGATCGACGGCTTCCTGACGGGCCTGCGCGGCGCCGGGGCCAGCCAGCCGATCTCGATCGAGAACTTCCCCGAATCCGATTCCCGCCAGGACGTCACCGCCGGGACATCGACGGCCTGGGGTGCGGCCAACGCGCAGTTCAATTTCTGCTACAGCTACAACGTCACCTACTACGCCGTGGAGAAGGCGTACCTGGAGTCCTCGCCGATCACGACGATCACCGGGGACGGCTACTTCTACCAGGGCAGCTCCACCTACGCGGGCGGCAGCGGCGCGTTCGCCTATGACCGGGCGATCCGCCAGGACGCCTGGCACGCGATCTCCTCCGGTGCCCGCGGGATCATCCACGGCGACGAGGCGTGCTGGCAGTGGGCGTCCACCGCGCAGGCCTCGGCGGCGGCGAACTGGTATCACGTCCACAACGCCGGGAACATCCGCACGCTGATGGAGTCGCTGCCGAACTGGCAGCTGCTGATCCCGGACACCTCCAGCCTGCTGGTGACGGCAGGCCGGGGCACGCACGCCACGGGCTTCACCTCGGGCGGCGGCGGCGGCCAGTACGAGGTCGCATTTTCTGATTCGTACGTGTCCGCGTCGCGGACGGCCAGCGGCGACCTGGCGGTCATCTACCTGAGCCACGCGACGTCGATCACGATCGACCAGACCAAGATGGTCTCCGGGTACGCGGCGTACTGGGCCGACCCCGTCACCGGGGCCAAGACGCTGACCACGTCCGGGTCCACGTACAACTCGGCCACCCCCGGGAACAACAGCCAGGGCGACCCGGACTGGGTGCTGGTCCTGCAGGCGGCCAGCTCGGTCTCCGGGACGGCGTCGCTGTCCGGGTCCGGCACCCTGACGGCCAGCCCGCAGATCGCGGGCACGGCCGCGCTGTCGGGCACTGGCACCCTGACCGCAGCCGCGCAGGCGGGTGCCACGGCCGCGCTGTCCGGCACGGGCACCCTGAGCGTAAGCGGGCTGACCCTCGGCACGGCGGCCAGCCTGTCGGGCACCGGCACCCTGACTGCCGCCCCGCGGCTGCAGGCCGCTGACGCCCTGTCCGGGCTGGGCACCCTGACGGCCAGTCCTGCCCTCACCGGCGCGGCTGCCCTCTCCGGGTCCGGCACGCTGAGCGCGGCCCCGCAGCTCGCGGCGTCCGCTGCCCTGAGCGGCTCCGGGACGCTGAGCGCGGCGCCCACCGCCCCGGCGTCGGCGTCGCTGTCCGGGTCCGGCACCCTGACGGCCGGTCCCGCGCTGACCGGGGCCGCCGCCCTGAGCGGCCTGGGCACCCTGACCGCCGCCCCGGTCCTCGCAGGGTCCGCCAGCCTGACCGGCGCGGGCACCCTGAGCGCGGCGCCTGCCGCGGCCGCCGCGGCGTCCCTGTCCGGCACCGGCACGCTGAGCGCGGTCTGGACGCTGCGCGCCACGGTGGCCCTGAGCGGCTCCGGGACGCTGAGCTATGCCCAGGGGCAGGCCGCCGCCAGCCTGTCCGGCACGGGCACGCTCAGCGCCGCGGCGGCCCTGGCCGGGACCACTGCCCTGTCCGGCACCGGGACGCTGACGGCATCACCGGTGCTGACGCTGGCCGGGGCCGCCGCCCTGTCCGGGTCGGGCACCCTGACCGCCGTCCTGCGGCTCAGCCTCGTAACGGCCCTGTCCGGCTCCGGGACGCTCACAGCGCTCATCCAGGCCGCGTTCAGCGTCGGCACGCTGACCGCGGCCACGGCCCCCGCTGCCACCCTGACCGCGGCTACGGCACCCGGCGGCACCACGGGCGGCACGATCACATCCGGCACCCAGCGGACAGGAGGGCCCAGCTAGTGGCACGTTTTCCGCAGGGCCAGCCCATCCGCCTGACCGCCACGGTCCGCGACGTCAGCGGCACGCTGGTCAACGCGGGCGCCCTGACCCTGGTGGTGAAGGTTGCCGCCGCGGACGGCACGTCCACCACCACCGGGACCTATGCCAGCCCCGCGAACGACGGCACCGGCCTGTACCACCAGGACATCCCCGTCACCGACCTGGCCGCCGCCGGTCACTACCAGTACGTGTGGACCTCGACGGGCACCGGGGCGGGCGTCTCGTTCGGCGAGTTCGACGTGTTCGACCCGTTCGAGACCGCGGTGCTGCCGCTGGGCGACGCGAAAGACCAGCTCAACATCCCGCAATCGAACACCGCCAGCGACACCGAGATCGCCTCGTTCATCGCCACGATC